GTGGCTTTGGAGATTTACCATGCTCGCAAGTGTTTTACTTTACTCATACCTAACCTATAAACTATTCCAATGGCTGATAATGTAGTAATTAATTTAGAAGTCAACGCCGCTGGTGCCGTTCAAAACATTGACGCGGTAGAAGCTGCCATCGTTGAAACATCGGAGGCTACGCAATCACTCAAAGCCCAACTTCGCGCACTTCAAGTGGAGATGCAAGGGCTTGACCCCAATAGCGCGAGGTTTCAAGAACTTTCAAAGCAAGCAGGGGAGCTAAAGGATACCATCAACGACACCGCCGAGGCGATTAAGAACAACGCAGGTAATGCCTTCGAGGGTCTGAGTAATAACGCTCAAACGCTTGGCAGTAGATTATTGTCAATGGACTTCTCAGGCGTTGGCAATAGCGCAAAGGCGATGGCAGGGAACATCAGAGGCATTAACCTAAAACTTGTCACTGAAGAAGTTGGTGGCATGATAAAAGGATTTGCCAGTCTTGGAAAAGCATTGTTAGCAAATCCAATATTTGCAATAGGTGCAGCAGTGGCTTTGATCATCATGAACTTTGAAGAACTAAAAGGCTTTGTGGATGGTGTATCTAGTGCGCAAAAAGAATCACTTGCACTTGCTAAGGAAAATGTAAATGCAGCACAACGTGAATTGGATTTAATTGGGCAATCGGAAAATATCCTACGCGAACAAGGCAAAAGCGAACGCGAGATTTTGGAAATGAAAATTGCTAGAACGCAAGCGGTAATTGATGAACAAAAGATTGTCATTGCAGGCTTGGAATCCATACAAGAATCTCAGATTGCAGCAGCCAAACGCAACAAAGGATTCTTGGTTGGTATAATGAATTTCCTTCAAGCACCATTGCGATTGATTCTAATGACCATTGATGGAATTGGTGATAGCCTTGTCAAGTTAGGTGTATTAGAAAAGGGATTTGGGTTAGCCAAAATGTTAGATGAAGGTATTAATTTTTTAGCCAATCAAGTTTTTAATCCCGAAGAAACCGAGAAAAAAGGTAAGGCCGATATACAAGCAGCAAAGGATCAACTTAACAACCTAGAAAATCAACTCGCTGGCCATCGTCAGGCAGTAAAAAACATTGACAAAAAAGCAAGGGATGAAGCCAATGCGGCAGCTAAAAAACAAGCGGAAAAAGAAAAGGAAGCAGCGGATAAAAAAGCAGCCAAAGAGAAAAAAGATGCAGAAGATCTTGCAGCAAAATTAGAACGTGAGCGAAAGGCTCAGGAAGAAGCGGACAAAAACCGACTAGATGCAGAGGAAGCCATAAGTGAAGAAATATATCAAGCTAGTTTGTCAGCGCAGGATAAGGAGTTGCAGGCTCTGAGGGATGGCTACTTTGAAAAAATACAACTAGCTAACCAATACGGACTAGATGCGACTGCTTTAATTGAGCAGCAAAAAGCAGAAGAAGCAGCGATCAATAAAAAGTATCAAGACGAAGCGGATGCCAAACAAAAGGAGAAGGACGAAAAAGAAGCAGCCGATAAAAAGAAAAGGCAAGAGGACACCGTTCAACTCGCTGCCAATGGTTTTCAAACGCTTTCTGCTTTAACCGATGCGTTCGAGGGTCAATCAAAAAAGGCACAAGAAAAGGCGTTTAAGGTTCGCAAGGCGGCATCCATCGCACAAACGTTGATCAGCACGTATCAAGGAGCGATGCAAGCCTACCAATCTCAACTTATCGTAGGCGATCCAACCTCAGTTGTAAGAGGTGCAATTGCCGCCGCTTTCGTAGTCGCTACGGGTTTGGCTAACGTCAAAAAGATAGCCGCTCAAAAGTTCGATGGTGGTACGCAAGGACCAGGGCCAGCACCTTCTCCCCCATCCATTGGCGGTGGCGGTGGTGGTTCAATGTCTAACGGCACACCCACCTTCAACCCCATCGACACTTCATTCATAAACAATAGACCTGCACAAGGCGCACAAACCTATGTGCTCGCAGGTAGTGTGAGTAATGCCCAAGACGCAAACGCTAAAATTCAAGACTTACGTAGATTATAATAAATTTGAAACATGGAAAAGAAAAGAAAGAAAATCGTTTATGGACTATCCGATGAGGTAGTAGGAGTTTACGCCATCTCCATTGTGGAGATGCCAGCGATGGAGGCCGACTTCATCGCATTGTCAACTGATCAAAAGGTATTTTTGAAAGTGGACAAAGAACGTCGTATGTTGTTCGGTGCCGCCATGATCCCCGATAAGGAGATCCTACGCATTGACAAAAACACGGGCGAAGAGTATTTGATCGAGTTCCCAGCACAAACCATCGTCAACGCTTCGCAGCAATTTATGAAGGATGGCCACCAATCGGATCACACCATCGAACACACGCTAAAACTCAATGGCATGACCGTAGTTGAATCATGGATAAAGGAAGGTGAATCGGATAAGTCCGTACACTTTGGTATGGATTATCCAATCGGTACGTGGTTTGTTGGGGTCAAAGTTGACAATGACGAAGCATGGGCAAAGGTTCAGACGGGCGAGGTTCGTGGATTCTCCATCGAAGGTGAGTTTGCACAGCTGAGCAAGGAGAAACAAATCTTGAATGAGATTGAGAAGGTGCTATCTTCGCCAAACAATTAAACCCTTAATTTTTTATAATGAAAACAACAACTGAAAGGATCGGTATTCCCGATCAACTCACGCGGTTCAATGGTTGGTTAAGACAAGCCGAGCAAATGGTACCAGCACTCAAAGAAAATGTAACGATGGCCTACGATCGCGCTACTCGCAAGTGGGTCAAGACTGCCACCTATGAGCTGACCAAAACAAACGTCAGCCGAGGTGATGCGTGGATGTCGTACAACTACCTTGGACTTTTGGTCAACAATCACGGCTTCGAAGTTTCCGAGGATGGAAACCTACTCACCAAAGAAGCGAGCACGTTCGTTGTTCCCGTTGGCCCACAAGCAGGCAAAGAGTTTTGGACGGGTAAACAGACCATGGAGTTCAGCAATGGTAAATTCAAACGCATCTACCACAATGCTTTCAGAAATGCGGCCAATGACGGAAGTCCACACGAAGGTTTGATCGGTTTAGTTGTTTTCAATACAACGACTTTCCAAACCACAACGCCAAAGGTAGTGCGTCATAAATTCAATAAGACGTTCACACGCTCTGAGCTATTGGCGATGGGAATTACTGCCGAAATGATAGCGGAGAATTGCTACCAACTCTTTGAACTCGAAACCTCAAGCGAAAACACTCACTTGTTGAACGTGGCCACGGACTTTGAGCCATTAGAGGAAGGGGTGTGGATTCCGAACGTTTACTTTAACGGCAAAGATGACAATACGTTCAACTTTGGTGCATTGATTCCACCATACGCGAGCCGTACACCCGACTTCGTTGTGCGCCTACGTGCCTACAATGATTCAACAAATGCAGACTACCCCGAACCAAACTACTCAGGTATGGGCAACTATGGTCAATGCCTAGACATCGCATTTGAGAATGAAGCGGTGAAGCCAGTGCGCATCGAATGGGGTAGTTCTTTCGGTATTCAACAAACCGAGGACGAAGTTATATTGACATTTGATGCCAACGGCCAACGTGCTGCCATCGGTATGTGTGTGGAATACAAGCCACTTGATGGAAAAAAGACCGACAATGAGATTTATATGGACGTTCGCACGGGCGAAGTTTTCCATGATATTTTCAAATTGTAAAAAGGTGCCGTATATTCGCGGCGTATATGTGTTTAAGTTTGTTTTAGTATTATTGTTTGCACAATGATTTGAGATAAAAACCCCTGAAACGTCGGGGGTTTTTTCTTGCCTTAAAACGAATACTTCCCGTAGTTCGGACGTAGCTCGAAATACATCCGCATCATGAGCGCATCGGCGTAGTCAGGTGAACGCCCAAGCCTCGCCTTTATTTGATCCTTACTCGACACTTGTTTTTTCTTATCCTCTTTGCTAGCATCACGTACCAAGTCCAATTCCTTGACGATATTGTCACGTTGTGAATGGTCACTAAAATGAATCCGATTCATACCGATGGCCTCCGATAGTTTGAAATAGCACTCAGATTTAAGGTTGAAAAAATGCTCCTTGTCAATCGCGCTCGATCCATTGAGAAACTCACGACACCCAAGAATACCTTTTACTCCTATTCCTAGCCCATCACTATCCACTAGCACATTGTTGAGTTTGATGGAGTAACTAGATGCCAGCTCGCGCAAGATATTAGCAACCTCGTGAGGGTACTTGTGGACGTGCTCAATTACTTTGGTGCAGTGCATGCCCTTCCATATCATTATAATCGTCCTATCGTTACCCATGGCCGCAGGATCGCACGTTATAAACCCTTCGCCCGTTGGTTCGGTTGTGTTAAACATTTGCAGCATGGCATCGTAGTCGAATAGCTTGTCGGGCGAATCGTCATAATCCCAATCGCCATCGAGTAGACGTTTGCGATCACGCTCATTAAGCCTCTCCATCTTCTTTTGGTAGGCTTCATTCGGTACGATGGTGTTATCCTTCAATAACGCTTGTACGAACGCTCTATGTGGCGGCAATTTACCTTCTTTGTATGGTGTCCAAAAGTCATTGTAAAGCCATCCCTTGGTCGGGTTACAAGTGATCAATCCCTTTGGCCGTCCATTCACTAAGTTATAGCGCACACGGGTATCTAGTATCTCCACTGCCTTTGCGCTTATCTCCGCTGCCTCGTCTAAAAAGTAGTCAGTGAGTTCAAGTGATCCGAACCGATGGAAGTCGGGATCGCTCGGAGTGTCGGCCATGTCCATGAGTATAGTTTCGGACCCATTGAACCATGTGATCCGATTGAGTTGGCCGTTGTAAGCGTAATCCTTTCCGGGGGTTAAATTCATTTTGGTGCATAGTTCCCAAAATGTACTCATCGTGGACAGTTGCAGTTTCTTTAACTCCGCACGGCCAATAAGTCCACGGGTATTTGGGTACTTCAATCTCCTGAGTATTTGCCAATAGCACCCTAGCCATGACTTACCACCATACACCCCACCGCCGTATAGTATTTGCTCCACTTCGCTGCTAGGTGATAGGTAGCTTATTGCAATCTCTTGCCGTTCATTGAATTTAGAAACGTAAGGCATAGCACAAAGTTAGGCTAAACAATGCAAAGAAAAATTTACAATAGAACACAATTGAATCCATAGCGGATATATCAGAAAACAATACAATGTTGAAAGATAAAATTCAAGAAATCCTAAACAAGTTCAACGTAAAGTTGAGCGTGGAAGAGCCAGCAAAGGTAACACTTGCGGCTATTGCTAAAACAATCGAAGGCATCGAAGTAGGTACACCTGCAGACGAGTTTGCCGAAGGTGTAGAAATCTACGTGACTATCGAAGGTGAGGTTATTCCTGCACCCGATGGTGATCACACGCTAGAAGATGGCACCGTGGTAAGCGTAGCCGATGGCAAGATCGTAAAGATCACAGCCAAGACCGAAGAGATGTCTAGCGAAGTAACTGAGATCATCAGCCAATTAGCTGAGCGTGTAAATGCTTTGGAAACTGCAAACGCTACACAAGCCACTGAGCTTTCAGCATTGAAGGTTTCAAACGCTGACTTGACTAGCAAACTTGCATCTTCTGAAAAGAAGGTAACTGAGTTGTCAAAGCAAGCCGCTGCACCATCAGTAAAAGACAAAACCGAACTCGCTAAGGCGAAAAAATCAGAAGACCAACCATCAGTAAAGCCATTTGAAAAAATGACTTACACTGAGCGTGTGTTGGCTCAATTTCAAAACTAATAAAAACAAAAAAGAAAAATAAAATAGCATAATGGCTACAACTACAAATCTCACTACCACCTACGCAGGCGTTGCCGCAGGTGAATGGAATCTCAAAGCGTTTCTCGCAGCAGAAACCACAAAGCACATCACTGTAAAAGAGAACGTGCCCGGCAAATTGAAAGTGCGTCGTTTGACCGATAGCGCAACAACTTTCGCTGATCAAACTTGCGACTTTACTCCAACGGGTACGGTTGACATTGACGAGCGCACGTTGACACTTGTTGACCTTGCGATGCAACGTCAACTCTGCACATTGACTTTCCTTCAAGACTGGGAAGCATTGGCCGCACAAAATGGTGATCTTGGATCAGTTGCTGATGCTTTGATCGCTACAATGGCAGGCAACATCGGTGCAATCATGGAAACAATGATATGGCAGGGTGCTGCAGGTGCAGGTTCATTCGATGGCTTCCAAGCCTTGTTTACCGCAGATGCAAATGTTCTTGACGTAGCTACTCCCGTGGCCATCACCGATGGAAACGTAATTGCTGAGATCGCAACCGTAATCTCTACACTTCCCGTTCGCGTTCGTCGCGCTCCTGAGAAACCAAAGTTGTACGTTGCTTCCAACGTTGCTGAGTCGTGGAGAAACGCACAATCTGCGCTTGGAAATAACAACTTGTTCCAATCGGGTGATGCTATCCGCATGACTTGGCAGGGTTCATACGACATCATCGAGTGCCCAGGTATGAGCGACAACGTGATGGTATTCGCGCAGGCTTCAAACCTTTGGTTTGGAACTAACAAAGAAAGCGATATGAACAACATCGTAGTGTTGGATCAGCGCAACGTGACTGGAGCTAAGAACGTAAACTTCTCAGCTGACTTCTTTGCAGCCGTTCAGTACGGACGTGGCAACGAGATTGCTTTCTACAAACCTTAATCATAAAGACGGGGAGGGTAAGTACTCCCCGTTTTTTTAATAAAATCACACACACATGGCATGTGCATTAACTACGGGCAGACTGCTCGATTGTAAAAATCAAGTCGGAGGTATCAAAGAGGTATTCTTCGCTGACTGGAGAATCCTTCAAGATTCTTTGACCTATGATGGAACGGATCAAGTGACTGACTTTGCAGCGGCTACATTGTACCGCTATGAGTTGAAGTCAAACGCTAATGTATTCACACAAGAAGTGACTGCATCGAGCGATACTCAATCCGTATTCTTTACTCAGACGTTGACTATTCAACTATCTGACCTTGCGCCAACGTATCGCGTAGAACTTGGCAAGATGGTGCGCAATCGCCGTCTAATTATCTTCGTTCGTGATATGAATGATCGCATCCACATGATGGGATTGGATCAAGGTGCAGAGGTAAGTGCTGGATCGATCACGGCAGGTGGCGCGAAAGGTGACTTCGTTGGACACACATTGACCTTCATGGCCGAATGTGTTGAGCAAGCGGCGTTCGTTGAACCATACACAACCAATCCGTTCGACAATATTGCGAACGCAACAGTAAGCCCAGCTTATTAATATATTGGGAGTTTAATTGTTTATACAAAAGGGTGGGTAAATTGCCCACCTTTTTTGTTAAATTTACACCATAAATGATATACTTACAATATAACACCGCGAGCCAAACGGCATACTTCACACTCGATGAGGGTAGGTCGTTTTATTCAACCCCATTCACTCACTATTTACTTGTGATGGTGCTCGATGGTGTAGGTGTAGATCGTTCAGGTACAAAGCTCGCTCAGGTGCTATCGGTAGCAAATGAGAATACAAGGGCAACGGAGGTAGTTTTGACCACGGTTGGACTAACTAACCATGGCACGTATCAATACTACGTCTATGGGCAAAATTCAAGCAGTAATATCGATCCATTAAACGCCTCGGTAGTGGGCCTTGTGGAAAGAGGTACTTTGATCATTCAAAACACTACCGATTCGTTTGAGATTATCGAGGGTCAGCAGACAATCAAAATCATTGACTAATGGAAGAGAAAAAAAAAGATATAAATGTGTCACTCGTAGAGCTATCGCAATACCAAGCCATAGCATCGACGGAGCGATACGATAGAGGTGGATGGCTTCGCTATGGTGAAGATAACCAATACCCCATGTACCTAAAAGAATTAGCGGATAGTTCGCCTATTCATGGTGCACTCGTGAAAGGAATTGCAAAGATGGTCGCTGGCAAAGGCTTCACATCTTCGGTCGTTGTGGATCAACTCAGATTGAACCGATCGCTTCCATCCATTTCAATGGACCTTGTTTTATACGGGGGTTTTTATGTTGAATGTATTAAAACACTAGACGGCAGTGCCATCGCAAGGGTGAACCATTTGCCTTTTGAAAATTGCAGACTAGCGGTGACAAGTGATGGTGACGTGACGGGCGTTTATTACTCACGTAATTGGGCCGAAACTCGCAAGAAAGCTAACACGCCAAAGTTTATACCACTTGAACACAAAGACAATAACCGATTCGTTAAAATTAGCTTCCTAGACGAAACGACATCCGTATATTATCCGCAGCCATCATACAAGTCTTGTATAAACTACATCGAACTTGATAGACAAATCTCGATTTTCCACGTATCAAACGTGCTCAATCAGTTTGCGCCCGGTACGATCGTTTCATTATTCAACGGAACACCTGACCAAGATACCAAGGAAAACATCAAGCGCGAACTTCAAGGGGCAACGGGCGCGAGTAGTGCGGGTAAGGTGGTAGTTTTATTCAACGAACCCGACCAACAAAAGCCCGACATTGTCACCTATCAACTCAATGATGCGGATAAGCAGTACGACCTACTTAATAAGACGGCTACTGAGAAGATTTTGGTAGGCCATTTGGTC